TTGGTTCACCACAATCTTATTTCGAATCTTTTGGTATCGATACATCAAGAGTATTACATACTCCAATTACTGATGTTGAGCAACTTAAATTTGATTTAGTTGGTCAGTTAGAAAATATTGAAAGAAACGATAAAGTCATAGTGGTTATTGATTCAATTGGTAATTTAGCGTCCAAAAAAGAATTGGAAGATGCTTTGAATGAGAAATCAGTTGCTGATATGACAAGAGCTAAAGCATTAAAGGGACTATTCAGAATGGTTACTCCTTATCTTACTATGAAGAATATCCCTTTACTTGCGGTGAACCATACCTATCAAGAGATTGGTTTATTTCCAAAAGCTGTAGTATCAGGTGGTACTGGTATTTACTATTCAGCTGATAACATTTGGATTATTGGAAGACAACAAGATAAAAAAGGAACAGAGATTCAAGGATATCACTTTGTAATCAATGTAGAGAAATCTAGGTTTGTAAAAGAAAAATCTAAAGTACCTATTAGTGTTTCATGGGAAGGTGGTATTGAGCAGTATAGTGGACTCTTAACTGTAGCTCTTGCTGGTGGATATGTAACTAAACCAAACGTTGGTTGGTACGCTGCAGTTGATATGAAAACTGGAGAAATTAACGATACTAAAGTAAGAGAAAAAGATACTCTTACTAAAAAATTCTGGGATCCAATCTTTAAAAATACAGACTTTAAAGAGTTTGTTAAAACATATTATTCAATTGGACATAGACCAATGATTGATATTGATCTTGATATTGAAACGGAAGACTAATGTATAATGTATCTGAAAAAGACTACTCAATTGTAGAAAATGAGAATAGCCCTTTAAGTGGAGTACTTCTTAAAACAGGTACATGGAAAGATGTAATCGTAGTTTATGGACAGGTTGGTATCAAAGAAGATCCAGCACTGGACATGGCTACACTTACATTTAACTATACAGTACAAGATCCAGGCGAGTTTAGTGTAGATGAACTTGATAAAGATGAGACATTTAAAAACTATCTTGGAGCTGTACTACAATATATAATAACAGATTCGTTAGATTATGCTAACGAAACTAATCAATCAACAATAGGAATTGGACATGACGAATCAACTACCGACACACATACTGAATCATCTTCTCAATAATGAAGAGTTCTGTAGACGTGTAGTACCATATCTTAAGAAAGAATATTTCGAAGGTACTCATAAAACGGTATTCGATCTCATTGTAAACTTTGTAGGTCAACACAACAAATTACCAACATCAAAAATATTAGAGCTTGAGCTTAAAAAAATCAATGCTCCTGAAGATGTATTAAATAATGCATCAAGGTTGGTAAATGAAATAGCTGACAAATCTGATATCGATACTGAGTATCTACTTGATGAATCAGAAAAGTGGTGTAAAGAGAGAGCTGTCTATAATGCTATCATGGATTCTATACAAATCATTGATGGTAAAGATAAAGAACGAAGTGAAGGTGCTATACCTGAAATACTTTCAGAAGCTCTTGGTGTTTCATTTGATGAAGCAATTGGCCATGATTATATCGATAACTCAGAAGAAAGATTTGATTTTTACAATAGAAAAGAAGATCGAATTCCATTTGATCTAGATTATTTCAATAAAATAACTAAGGGAGGTCTTCCTAATAAGACTCTCAATATTGCCTTAGCCGGAACTGGCGTAGGTAAGTCATTATTCATGTGTCATTGTGCAGCAAGTGCTCTTAACTTAGGTAAGAATGTATTGTACATTACAATGGAAATGGCAGAAGAACGTATCGCTGAAAGAATCGATGCTAACTTAATGAATTTGCCAATTGAATCACTTGGGTCATTACCTAAAAATGTATTCGATGATAAGATTGGAAAGATAGCGAAAGCTGCTACGGGTAAACTTATTGTTAAGGAATATCCTACTGGCTCAGCTCACACTGGTCATTTCAGGGCTTTACTTAATGAGTTGCGACTCAAAAAGAACTTTAGTCCTGATATGATCTATATTGACTATTTAAATATTTGTGCCTCAAGTCGCATGCGTGGCATGGGCGGAAGTATAAATAGTTATACCTATATTAAAGCCATCGCGGAAGAACTTCGCGGACTGGCTGTGGAATTCAATGTACCTATAGTATCGGCTACTCAGACTACAAGGTCTGGCTACAGTAATACTGACGTCGGTCTAGAGGATACATCTGAATCATTTGGTTTACCTGCAACGGCAGATCTTATGTTTGCTCTTATATCAACAGAGGAACTTGAGGAACTTGGCCAGATAATGGTAAAGCAATTGAAGAATCGTTATAACGATCCGACCAAATACAAGAGATTTGTGGTTGGTGTAGATCGTTCCCGCATGAAGCTATATGATGTAGAGGAGTCGGCTCAATCAGATATTATGTCTGACATGATACCAGATAAGCCGATAAACAAGTTTGGTGAACGGGAAAGTAATGACTCGTTTGCGGACTTTAAAGTATAAAGGAGAAATATATGAATATGTTAAATAACGCAAAAGCATGGTTAATGGATAGATGGGCAGAAAGAACATCTTGGGACGGTGGTATGATCATCGGACTATCATTATCCTACCTACTCTTAGGTGGCTTAGTTGACCTTCTAGCTTGGGTAGCCCTTGCTTACGGTGTTTACACTTTTATTGCAAAAGAAGTATAATAACCTTTAATTATGACAATTCGTGGGGGAGTTTCATACTCCCCTTTTTGAGAACAACACTTTTCTGTCAACTATTTTCAATTATTTTCACAAAAAACGTTTACAACTGCTCCCAACTATGGTATAATATAACTATAAATTGATAAGGAGATAAAATGTCAAATTTACAAAATGAACAAACCCTCGAAAGATTATTCGACGAGGTCTCAGAAATGAACACAGGTTGTATTCTGAGAGAACTGGATGGCGGTGTAGCTAGACCAGGATTATGCGAGTCATTCGACATGAGAGTTGCTATGACTGATAGAAACGTAGTTATTGAAAGACTCGTTAACCAAAGATTCGAGGCTTTGCCGGAGGGACCACAATGATATTATCACTAACCCACATCGCAACTGATATCCCACTAGATATCGAATTAGATTTAGTAGAACAAAGTTTTGCTAAAGACAAAAATCCAGAAACTATTAATGAATCATGGAATAAACTGTGTGATTCAGTATTTGCAAGAACTGGCCATGATATTCAGGGTCAATTCTTTTTAGAAACTTTAGGTGGGAGGCCAATACACTAATGAGATATTCAAGTAGTTATGTAATGACTGCAGATCCTAAATGCGCAAGCTCTATGCTAGAGTTGCAAAATTTAAGAGATCTAGTCAAGAAACAAAATGCAATCTTAAGAAGACGTGCATCACAAGCAAGTATGAATTACGGGCCGCAAAAGCTCGTACAATTCTATGTTAAATGTCAAGGACGTGGTCCAAGAGTTAAACATGCAGTTGCTCAAGGTTCATATCGTAGAAGATACGATCAATCATTACCACTAAAATTTGCGGAGAGAATGGATGTATATGTATACGAAAGATGATGTTTCATTTAAAGTAATTGCTACTGAAGACAAAGAAGTCAAAGCTGATTATATTTTTGATCAGCTTAAAGATGCAATTATATTTGAAGAGCAAATGCGAAAAAAAGGTTTTGATACACATGTAGAAAGAGTGCTTCTATAGTGGAAGTATACGCAATTACATTTATTTGCATACTCGGTGCTGGTTATCAAGCATTTCAAATTGGCATACGTGAAGGTGCTGAAAGAACCATTCGAAAACTTCATGAAAAAAAGATCATCAATGTAGACAGGGGCGGAGAAATTTCGCCCAATCTTTTCTACACAAAAGATAAAGTTTAAAAAGTTATAAATAGATATTTACATTTACTAAAAAGTAAGGTATAATAACTCTATGAAAAATTTTAAAGACTTTAAAACACTTAAAGAAGCAGTAAAAATGACTCCAGCTCAGTTAGATAAACCTAACAGTATTACTGGAGAAGCGAGAGTTGATATTCTTATAAGACTGATTGGACAAAATAAACCAATTGAATTAGCTAAAGGCGGATCAGTAGTAATAGAAAAAAATCCTGAGCTACTTAAACTTTTAAAAGACTTTAAAAAGAGTAATTCAGATAAGAAAGCTGCTATACCATTTATGGGAATAGATGGAAACAGTTATACCACATCAGATTTATCTAAGTCATCAGTATTTGGTGGTGGCGGAGGATCTGGTGGAGGTTCACTTAACACAAAGATTACAGAATCACATCAATGTGTTATGTGCCAAGCGATGTTAGATCATGGAATGCATGATGAAGATTTCTTTACGCATGATATACTTAAAGCAGCATACAAAAAAGTATTTGTTGATGCATCATTAGATGAAGTATTAGGCGTAGAAGGAGATTGGTTTACATCATCTCATCTCTCTGCATATGAATTAATTAAAAACAAATATATCCATAAAGGTCACACCTTTCACAGAAATGACAAAGTCATGAATAGCATATATGCACTTAAAAATGTAGCATATAAAAATACAGATATGAAAGCGTTAAAAGATGACAAATGGAATCCTGGCGATATATGGGCTGTTGATAAAAGCTTTAACATAAAAAATCTTAAATCAGACAGCGTTAAATCATTAAATGAATCTATATTAGAACACTTTGCAAATCGAACTTTAGTTGGTATATCTCTTAAACTTGTTAAGAAAAAAGCTAAACTAACTGAATACAATGTTAAACTACCACCTGATACTGACGATCATAAGTTAATGCAGATCTTATTACAAGGAGCTGTACGAGGAGACTTCTGGTCTAACAAAGGTGCAACATTAGTATTTGATGATGGTAAAATGGCTTTAAAAGATAACTCACCTGGCGGTAACGTAAAAGCAGAAATTATATTAAAAACTGCAAGAGGTGGTGGAGCAAGTTGGGGAGTTTTACAAGATGCAACAAAAGTTGTATTTAATAAGAAATTACCAAATCATAAAGCTGGAATATATAATATAGCGAAGAAAATAGCTACAAAGAAAGATAAAAAAGGAATTGCAATATTTTGGAAGATGTATAACAACTTTTATAAGAATGAAACATTTGAACAATTCCAAGAACTACTATTAGCAAAAGATACTAATTGGATTTCATCTAAACTTGGTTGTTTATATGTTTGTTATTACTTGGATATTAATACAGGTAAAAGAGCAAACAGATGGATAACTAAAATTGTAAATTATGCTGGATCAAAAGCAGAAGATTCCAGCTCGTACGTAAAGGTTTATACATGATAAGTTTAACAAATTACTTAACAGAGGCCGCAGGCAAGAATACTCATATGACACATATTGAAGATCTTGTCATTGACGGTGGAGTTAAGGGGGCTCGCCAGGCAATCCTAGCGCTCAGATCACTGAGGGATATGTTGAGCGGTAACGCAAAAGCACCTGTGGACGTTACTGTCAAGTGGGACGGAGCCCCCGC